CATCAGCTGCAGGTTTTCTCTGCCGCCAGCAGTCGCTAAGTCCCAGGCGCCACGGACGTTACGGGCTTGCTGTTGCAGCTCTGGGCTTAAGCCCATACCAGCGCCGCCTCGCGCAAATTCCCGTTGCCGGCCTTGGTATAAATTGGTAAGATAATTGCCACGACTTGCGTTACCAATGCCTGCCGAAGCGCTTGCTACCTGAGTGGCCGCATCTATACTTCTGCTCTGTATGTTCTCTCGAATGTTGCTTGTGCGGTTAAGCGCTCTTGCGTATCTACGCTCGGCAGCGCTAACTAAGCGGCGGTTTTGCAGTTCTTCTCTTAAGGCTCGATCCGATTCCCTAACGTCGCGCTGCGCTAGTCTAAGCCGAGCATTCGCCAGTCTTCGCGCCGTAGCGTTTGGCCCGCCAGGAAGAAAGAGCCCAGTATCAGGATCGCGGCGCATTGCCACGTTTCCGACAGTGCGACTAGCGCTAGAAAGATCGCGCCCTGCTTGCGCCCTGCGACCGGCGGCCCTGTTGACGTTGCGAGTGCCAGATTGCGCAATCTGGCCTACGTTAAGCTGTGCGCTTTCAAGGTTGCCGTATAGCTGGTTAGCTCTTTCAAGCGCTGCGTTAAGTTGGCGAATCTCGCCAAGACCTTGTACGCCAACACTGATTAGCCCCCGATAATCAGCCACTTCCCGTCCCGGCGCCAGTGTCCCACCTTAGCGCCTCCTGGGTTGGCTGGCCTGTGGGACGGCTGGTATCTGATCGGCCAGGATTTCAAAATATGCAGCAAGCATAATTATGTCATCCTGAGTTGCGTTGTTTGCGAGCTGGGAAGGTGTCATCCCCAGCTCCTTGCATAATGCAAGTCTAAGCATCAGGGCCGAATCATTTTTTATCGCTTCCTTGATCGCTTTTAATATCTTCGCCCACTAGCATACCTCCATTGAAGATCAGGGCTTCCATCATGGTAGTCAAGTCTGCCTTGGCATATTCCTGGCGCATTGTGCCTTTGTCGGTAACGGGGTCAAACATCTTTGTGCCATCTTCGTATTCAGCATTGCGAATCAGCACGCGCAATCCGTAGGCGTTGGTAGTGTTGTCGTTTTTGATTGCTTCCCTGATAGCTTCATCTTCCGCCTCGCTAAGCGGCGTAAAGTACATGTCAAACGACGCACCAGTAGTTAGCGTGATCTCCGCTTTGCGACGTTGGCGAGTTGCCTTGAGCAGCTCTTTGACGTTTTTGGCCATGGGAAGGATGTTGCAACGAGGGAATCATAGCACCGGGTCAAGGCATGAAAAAGCGGGACCGAAGCCCCGCTCTGTGACGATCCGCAAACGATCAGAAGTCAGTCAAGCCAAAAAGGTTGGTGGGGGTGTCCGAGATTCGATAGTTAATCGAAATCTCAGTCGGGCTATCATCTTGTGAGATAGCGCCGCTGAGGCCAAGTAGGACGATGGGGAAGCTGCATTGCAACGAAGCAGCATCGTCAACCATGTTCGGGTTGCCAGTAGTAGCGACGGCACTAAAGTACGCCTTCAACTGGGCACCGTTTTGATCGTTAAACATCGTACCTTGAATAATACGATTGGTGAAAGCAAGACGATCCTCAGTAAGGCGCACAGTCAAGGTGCCATTGCCATCTGCAAAACCGGCCTGATACCTGCGGAATCGGGCAAGTTTAGGGCCAGTACCAGAGCCAGGCTTGCAAGGGAGAGAGGTAATGTCAATCTCGCCCCTAGTAAGGGTAAGGTCAACAGATGGCACTTCGCACATGGCGTAAGCCGTAGCGAAGCTCATCTCGATGTGGTTGCCTTCGCCTGGAGTGTTTGCGCCACCAGCGCCACCGTTGCCGGTAAAAGCAAGCGCAGCGCCGCCAAGAGTGGCAGAGATAGTGCAAGACGCGGGAGTGGGACGGGTCTTGATGTAATAAACTGTTCCATCAGTGATGGCAGCATCAAGGTTAGCGGTTCCTTTTTCCGTAAAAGTTACAGGATCACCAACACGAAAATCAGAATTAGCAGGAATATGAAGAACCGAAGTGGTAGCAGGACTAACGGGAGCAGGGAAATCAGTTTTGTCGAGCAGGCAAGCCTGAGTGCCGGGGGGCTTCATGGCGATCATGCCATCTTGGCCCGTTAAAACGCTGACAGGGCCACAATTGGCGACGGGCATAGGAGGTCCGACCTGTGGCCGGTGAGTGCTTTAGCCGCCAGTCTACTCCCTGTGGCGAGCCATGAAGGGCATAGAAAACCGGGTGAAGTGATGCGCCCGGTCCTGTAGCTGCGCCTGGGTCGGCCCTGTGAGCGTGCCGACGCGAGCGATGATGGATTGCCCCGGTGGCGGGATCGAGCCGTTCAGGGCCGATAGCGCGTCGATCACAGGGCCGGCAATGACCAGGCCACGGCCAGGGCCGATGCTTTTGCGGGTGAAGATTTCGCACACCAGGGAGCCTCGAATGTGCCACGAAGCCTGGGCGCCGATGGCTTGCTCTTGCATCAACCCAAAGTTGACACGAACAAGACAGTATTCATCATCATCTGCAAACTCAGTAGCAAGTTGATTCTCAACATAAACGCGCACCGGACTGGCGGCATCAATTACAATGCGTTCATAGATGCCACGAATTTGCTGTAGGGGGACTGTCATTTTTTGTTTACAGGAATCAGGAAGCCGGCTTTTGCGCCCTTTTTAATAGCAGCCTTGAACTTGCCGCCTCCCATATAGTTATCGTACCAGTCTTTCTCTGCTGTTGACATTGCTGGCCGCTTGCCCGACTCTGCTATCGCGTCTGTTGACATTTCCTTAACATCGCCCCGGTACTTGCCAACCCTTCTACCTATTGCAACTGGCGCTTTAATTGGATCTTCTTCTTGCCGTATAAACTTGCCAGGGATAAGATCCATTGCCTCTTGCGCGTAGGGGGAAGAGTTGCCGATAAACAGCTCAACCTTGCTTCCGCTTGCTGGCAGGGAAGATGTAAACTGGCCCTTTGCGTTACGGCCTTGGGTCTTAAGCAAGGGGATGTTAAAAAGATTGTACTTACCATCTTTGCCGCCTGGCCTTGCGCCTCTTTTGCCATCGGCAGTTTCAACATACCAGCTATCCCTAAAGTCACCGCCCCAAGCTGGGCTAATAGCAGCAAGATCGTTTACTACTTCCTTGGCGGCATTACGCAATGCAGTAAATGCAGCGTCCCTAATCTCGTCAGACATTTTCTCAAGACCGAAGCCTTTGCCTTTCTTCGCTGGTTTGCGCCGTCTCGCCATTATTCCGCCCTCGCTGTAATCTTGCTTGCGTACATAGCAAAGGTTGTGGTTCCACTTTCTGAGCCTTGCACGATAAAGGCTTTCCCGTCAAGCGTGGTGATTAGCTTGCCGTCCAGCGTCGTCAGGTAAATTGGTCCGACAATAACGCCGTCAATACCACTACCATAGCTTTCGACTTCTGTTACCTTCCACTTGCGCCCCAAGTATTCGAGTCTGTCATTGGAGCTGATAGGCCAGGGCACCGTATCATGGTCAACCCATACACTGACCTCATTGCCTTGCTCGACTCCGTTGCGTTCTGACTTTTTAGAGCGCGTTACAGCACCGGCAGCGTTAAACCTTGCTTCAGTAATTGCAACTGTGCCTAGCGTTTCATTGTAAACGCCAGGAGTTACTTTGATATAGGTAAGCGACTGGGATCTATACTTGTCTATCATCCGTTTTGATAACGGCTTTGCCCAAGCATCTTGCGGAGCGTTCATTTAGCCTCGAAGAATGCGGACAGAACTTTCGTTTTGCCGGTCAACCCAGCAGCCAATTAGATCCAGCAGCCATGGATAGAGCCGCAGGACAGTAGGCGAGTAACTGCCAACACGCTTATCTTTTGGCAGCACCTGTGCCATGGTGGTAGGGGCAAAGTATTCTTGCTCGAATACGTCGAACTTCTCTCGCTTAACAACTGGTGCCGGCAACTGGCTAGAGGCGCCAATAACTGCGGTACTGTTGCTAAAAAGTACCAGCGCAAGCTCTGAGGCAGCAGCAAGATAGCCTGCTGTTAGGCTGTTGCCGCAACAAGTCGCTTCATCAGTACACCAGCGTAATGTACGCAGCGCAGTTTGAGCAGAGTTAAGAGCTTGCCCTTTTTGCGTTGCGTTAAGCGCAGCCCAAGCGGTTGCCTTGAGAGTGGCTCCCATGTAGGTGTCAGCCTGCTCCACCGTGACCAGCGCCGGGGGCGTGCAGTTGCAGGCACGCTCGCCATTGGCGCTGGAGTAGTAATAGGGATCGGCCAGGCGATGCCAGGGCCACCAGGAAGCGTTCACACCGCGTACACGCGCCAGGCGGAGCCGTTGTACCAGCAGAGCGCGTTGGCGCTACCACCGGCCACGGGAGCAGAGCCTACGGTGGGGGAAGTGAGATTGCTGACCCTAACGGTTGTGCCTGTCCTGGGGTTTGCAGGCAGAGTGGAAACCGTGAAAGGCTTGCGGTATTCGTAAAAATTAAAGAGCGCCATCGGGAGACGGGACAGGGCCAGCCTCGATCATAGCTCAGGTCGGGCCATGAAAAAGCCCCCCAGGAGGTCAGATGCCTGGGGGGCTGGAATCCAACTCGGAGTCAACCGATCAGAGCGTACCACCG